TGCCGAGCGTCTTGCCTGGACTCAATCCATTGCCAAAAGTTAATCATCTATCCCCTCATTTAGTTTTCTGTATTCCCTCCACCACATTTCTGCGTTATCGCAATTTTGGTATGCCTTGAAACACGGAGTGCCAATCGTGTAATGATAAAGATGAGCGTATTCGTTAAACGGGTATTCCATCACCAGCCAGTTCCAAGTAAGTGGCAGCTCACCGATTTCTCCGTCATGCAGCCATTGGAACCTATGCAGAAATGACCCGTCTAACCCCTGTATTGCATCCGGCGTCAGCCTGTGGTGGGCCGAGTGCTCACAATTCCAAAGGATCAGACTAGACCAGTTTTTGCGCGGATAGTCCTCGTTTTTGTTGCCAAGATACTTTTGCTTGTGGACTGTGCGGTAGTCGTGCTGAACGACCATAACCGCGTACTTCTCGTCCCTTAAATCCCAGAGCTTGGCAATATCCTCGCGGCAGATCATGTCCCCGTCAGCGTAGATTGCCCAGCCCTTATAACGCATGAGCCAGGGGGTCAGAAAGCGGGAATAGATAAAATCATTTGACCCATTACGCTTGCCGTTAATACCGTGAGCCACAAGCGGGGTAAAGCGCACAGGCCGGTTAGTGCGGCTAATCACGGATTGGCAGAAGGCGTGATAGGCAACGGCCTCACGCTGATCGAACCCGACTACGATATCAATCATTTCCTTTCTCGCTTTCCTCTTTGGCGTTGAGCATGATCTGGAACTTTACGCAGTCCAATACTCCGATTGCAGAAGCCAGAGGAATTGCGTCGCCATAGCGATCAATCGCCTCATAGATCTCTTGGGCTAGTGCCTCAATCAGGACGCTCTGGCTCATCTTTCACCTCAACGTCAATTGGCTCTGGAGCTTGGACGTTAATGCCTATGACCGAAGGCTTGTCTTCCCCGTCGTCCGGGTTATCGAGAAGACCAGACGCCTTAGCGAGTAGACGAAGCACGCCAACTTTGTCGTATAGCTCCACGTCGAGCGTCTGCGAACCGTCCTTCTCACGCTTGACCCGGATATTTTTGATTGCTTGCAAGGCGTGATCAGGAATTTGACTTGCCGCTTTAACCTTGACATTGCCGTCCTCATCCCAAGTTAGAACATCTGTGATCTTTGTGTTGGCCATACACAGCAAAGAGAAGGCCACCGCTTCCCGGTTCTCGACAATGGTGGCAGAGCGCTCAAGCCTGCGGGAGATCGAGCGCACCCCACCCCAGCCATTTAGGCTTGGCACCTGGCTTGAGATACGGGACTTAGTCCTGGCCATCAGAAGGGAACGTCAGAGTCCAGCTCTTGGAACCCATTGGCCTTGGCACGGTCATGCTCAGACGGGAACGGCTTATGCGCTGCCGAGTAGACCGGCTGACCACCAGTACACTCGTTGCCAATCTTTACGGTAATGTAGGACTTTCCGTCTTTTGTCTTGCGGTTAGTGATATCAAGCCAATGGGTCTTGCCATCTGGCAACATCACCCTACCGCGGAAGTCTGCGTGCCAGTCTTCCTTTTTGTTTTCATTCGGAAAGGCAGACCCTTGCCCAGGTTTCATTTCATACGCCATAGTGATATCTCCTCTTAGGGTGCTAGTTTTGATTCTTTGCTGGCAGACAGGTACTCATCTGCTTGCATGAGCTTAACCTTTTGGTCAGCCAAAGCTTCAGCCACCTGGGGTACGGTAAACCCACGGCGGAGTAATTGCAATACGAAGTCGTGTAACAGGTCACTCACATTCATTCCTATCTCCTTAAAATAAGCTCTATACGCCTCTCAAACAGTCCACCCTAGGCAAGGGTAGCCACCCACCCACAGAAAGCCCACAGAGAGCCTCTAATCGCTTCCTGAAGGTATTGCAGTCTGCCAGACAAACCCCGCTGGAGGAAAACATGGGGAAAAATTGTGGGGGACACCCTCGATCCGGTGGGTGACCCGGGGGGAGGGGATGCCCGCCTTCCGTCAGACTGCCTCGCCATCTGGCCTCGACCCACCCCATCGCGATCGGCAACAGACCCCCATGCCTGCCTGCCGTGGTGTCTCAGGATCAAACGGTCGTCTGCGATCATGACAGTCAGCCCTCGATCAGGTCTGCGCAGATGTTGGCCAGGCTCTTGGGCTCCTTCAGGGCTTCCAAAGCGTCCAGGAATCGCCGGTCGTCCATCTTCACCTGGCACAGCAATTCGGCAAACCTGATGTCTGTCTCTGTTGTCCTAACATATGAAAACCTATCTTTCATTATGTTTTCATAAAGACTTAAAACCTTATGTATACCTATGTTTTTCTGTGATTGGACAACACCTGTGTTGTCTATGATGTTGTCAATGGAAGGGGTTTCATGGACAACCTCTGTGTTGTCAATGTTGGGGGTCTTTTTAGGTGCTCTTGGTGCTCTTTTTGGCATCAGGATTGCTCCGATCTGGACTGGTTGGTGGGTGGTGTGATTCTTTGGTTTAAGACCTGACAGAAGCTCTCTAAGTCTTTGCCGATTGGCTGCCATCTGCTCTTCTGTGAATTCCTCTTCTGGCGGCTGTGTCATCGCCTTAGCCTCCCTCTTTCTAACCTCTGGTGGCCTGGTGTCTTCCTGGCTGCTAGTGACCGCTATGGCGTCCTCTGTGCTGATATCAGCGGCAAAGATGACCCTGGTTGTGTTGGCCTTCTCGCCTCTGAATCCCTTGCTGACGACTTCAATATGGCCACGCTCTCTGAGCTGCTTCATTGCCCTAGCGACTTGCTGCTTAGCAACGCCCAGGTGCTCAGCGATCCTCTGCTGGCCAACCCAAGTCAACCCTGCCCTGTTGCAATACGAGCAGAGAACAGCCAGCACCTTGACCGTAAAGCCGTGGAGCTCTTTGTCCATGACCGCGGCCATTGGCAAGACGGCAAACTTCCGCTGATCTGGCGGTGCCACCTTCTCAACTATCTTGGGCCGCCTCTTGGGCAGCTTAAATTCGATCACCCTTGCCGGCTCTGCCATATCCTTAACATTTCCTCCCGAAGCTCCTGACGAGCTTTAAGACCCCTCTTCTCAGCGACGCCGTCCAAGTACTCCAGGCGAGTGCGCTTGGATCTTTTCTTGCGTAACACCCATAATGCCTCGCAATGCCGTCTAAACTCTTCCGAATACGAGCCGACCTGGCGGCCATCCGATAGCGAAACAAGGCGCGCTTGAGGGTGGATCTTGCCGCAGCCATAGCAGACCAAGCGCTCGTCATTGATCTGAGCTTCCGGCACGTTCTAACATTCTCTGTCTTTGATTTTCCGTGCAGCTGGCACACTTCCAGCGCCTCCGCTTGCCGTCTGTGAGTGTTTTCCAGACCCCGCCCTCTTTAGGCCGGCTGTGCTGGCAATGCGAGCACCACATCGTCCCGGTGATCTCCACAGACTTTGTGGTTATGTGCTTCTGGAGCTTGTTAGGCATCAATTCCACCACTTCATTTTCATTTCTTCGTACTGCTTGCCCTCGATGTCGTGCTTAATCTTGGCCAGCATCCGCTCGACCATCATCAGACGGGCGTCTAGGTTATTTATTGCACCGCCGCATTTCATGATGACCGCCTCCAGCTCTTCGATTCTGTGCTCCAGATAAGTCGCATATTCCTCCAGATTCGGCTCTGTCATAGGTCTTCGCGCATGGCCTTGATGAACCACATCGCAGGCACCACAGCCCGCCAGGGCTCGCCATTGCGTCGGAATACCACGACCGGCACCCAATCGGTTCTCTGGCCATCTTCGCCAATGTCAGCAGCCACCGTGCAGGCTGCCTCGACTTGCTTGCACCATGCCTCGATTGCGAGCTTCTCCCGGCGCTTGACCTCGATCCGATAGCGCCCGACTTGGATGTCGTCGCCGCCGTCCCTGGCCTGGCCGAGCTTGCGTTTTACCACCTGGCCCAGCTCATTGCTCAGCAGCTCCGCAAACTCCCTCTCTCCCCTGGCGCCCTTATCCCTGCTTGTCTTTCCGGTCATAGTCTCGATGTATGTTGTCCAGCACGCAAGTCTCAAGCTGCCGAATCCACCGCCGCTCGCGCTCTAGGTCTGCGCGGAGGTGCTGGATTGTCTCGACCGCCTCGGTCAATAGCAACGGGGCAGCCAGGACGTTTCCGTATGTCAGCCGCTCCGTGATATCGGTCATTTTTGCCCCAAGAGAGCCGCCAGGCGGTCTTCTGTGGTCGAGTATTTAACCGCCAGCATTTCGGTGAGCGCCTGATCCACTAGGCTGTTGCGGCTTCTGTGCTGGTCTTGGGCGGCCCGATCTAGCAGCTGCCGGGTGGCCGGCCGCAGCCGGATTATGAAGGCTTTCGGTCTAGTGTCTTGCATCTTTCCCCCGTTGTGATATCGGAATGATATATCAGGGACAAGCGCCAAAACAACATTTAGGGTTTCCCCTAGTAAAAAATCTGCAAAACGGTTTGACACGGCCAGAAAATGTCTTTACATTGCCACCTCAGCGATATCACTTTGATATCGTTCAACTACTCAGAAAGAGAGATTGAAAATGCTAGCAATTCACACCAAATATATCGGGCCAACAAACACACGCGGCTCGCGAATCAAAGCCTATACCGTCCGGTACAGCGGCAAGCCAATCGAAGCAACAATTCCCTATATTTACGGGGCCGGCACCGTAGAGGCACATTTTGAGGCCGTCAAGGAGCTAGTCAAAAAACACGCTCTTGATTGGGATCTGTCAGAAATGCGGTATGGCGACAGCGCAGACGGCAAGGGATATTCCTTCTGCTTTGCCTGCTCAATTGTGAAGGATGCCGAATAATGGGACATTTTATCGACCTCACCGGCCACAAATATGGAAGGCTTACAGTCAAAAGCCTTTCAAAGGTGAAACAGCAGACGCATTACCTGTGGAATTGCGTTTGCGACTGTGGAAACAAAACGCGGGTTAGAGGAACGTCTTTAAGAACCGGAAACACAAAGTCTTGTGGCTGCCTAAATATTGAGGCCGTTTCCGGTGCAAATGGATGGCAGGCTAAGCGAAGCATGGCCACGACCAACGGAACATGGGTTCCGTGTCAAGACGAATGGTATCAACGCACGGCTCGGTTAATGTTTTTTGCCAAAAGAAACAAAATCCCCGTCGGTTTTAAGTCTGTTGCTGAATTTACTTTGCACATCAAAGAGATTCTTCCGGAAAAATGCCCTGTCTTTAATAAAAAGCTAATCAAAGGCAACGGGAAGCCGCATGACTGGAGCCCTAGCATTGACAAGATTGACCCTCAAAAGGGATACGTCAAGGGGAATATCCAAATCATTAGTATGCTCGCTAATGCCATGAAAAACCACGCAGACAAAAAGCAGCTTAAACAGTTCGCAAGCTGGGTATTGGAGACAGCATGAAGCACCTCGCATATTACCGAGTCAGCACAGACCGCCAGGGCCAGTCTGGCCTCGGTCTTGAAGCGCAGCAGGCGTCTGTGGCGCAATTCCTGGGCCATGCGCCAGACCTGGAGTTTGTCGAGGTGGAATCAGGACGAAACGCAGACCGCCCGCAATTGGCCGCAGCTCTGGCCGAGGCGAAGCGCTCCGGCGCTGTCCTGGTCGTGGCCAAGCTCGACCGCCTGGCGCGTGATGTCAAGATGATCCTCGCAATTGTGGATTCTGGGGTCTCTGTACGGTTTATTGATCTGCCAGACATTGACACCAGCACAGCCACAGGGCGGCTTATTTTGACCGTTATGGCCTCCCTGGCAGAGTTTGAAGCCCGACGGATCAGCGAGCGCACGCGGGACGCCTTAGCGGCCAAGAAAGCCCGCGGTGAGCGCTGGCAGTCTGGCGACCCTGCGAAGGGTGCGAGGGCTGCGGCTGTGGCCAGGCTGGAGAAGAGCTTAGAGCGGCACCGGGAGATCGCCCAGACAGTCGGGCAGCTCCAGGCTTTCGGCTGCCGATCGCTGCGCCAGATCGCTCGCGGTCTGGAGGCGCGAGGGATTAAGACCATCACCGGCAAGACCACATGGCGACCGGCTCAGGTGGCCGCAGTCCTGGGGCGTATGTGATGGAGCTGGTCTTAAAGATCGGATTCTGGCTGGGCGTGGTCGTGCTCTGGATTCTCTTGGGCATCGCCCACGACCCGACGGTCAAGGCCGACCGCAACAAGCGCAAGCAGGAAAAGCTGGCGATGGATTTCCACACAAACCTAGAAAGAGGAGCACCACGCGATGAGTAGAGATTACTTAAAAAAAGATGAGTACACCGGCGATCCGCTGTGGCTGGAGTACCTGGGGGCGGCTGTTTTTGCCCTGTTTATTGTTCTTGTCTTAATGATCTGAGGAAAACATGGACAACATCAAGCAATTACGGCCGCAGGGCCAGGCACCGGCTCGCCCTGTGAGCTTGTTGGATGGTAAACCTTACACGGTCGCAGCCAAGACCAACATCCGGGAGACATTCCGGAAGATGGGCTGGGTCGGGCCAGAGGAGAAGCGGATCAGAAGGGGGCAGCCATGACACAGGAGAGGTGGATTCTCAACGCCCTGATTCAGCGCAAGACCCGAGGGCTGACAGCGATTGACGCCCTGCGCGGCTGTGGCTGCTTCAGGCTGGCGGCCAGGATCAGCGAGCTGAGAAAGGCGGGGCACAGAATCACAACCGAGGCGGTCATTGCAAACGGCAAGGTCTTTGCCAGATATCGAATCGTTTTGAAAAAGAGGAGCAAAAAATAATGGTCGGAAAATTAACCAGGGACGATCAGGCGAGCGCTTCAATGCTGCCTTCGATCATGGGCATCAACAAATACGCGACCCCGAATGACGCCCTTATGCGGGCCATTGGCGCCATTCAAGGCCGAGAGCGCGAAGACTTCAAAAATGAGGCGATGGGGTGGGGCGACACTTTCGAGGCGATCATTCTTAAGCAAGCGGCCCTGCGGCTCGGTCTGGACAATCTTGACATCAGTCACGACCAGCCATTTACGCACCGGGATCTGCCGCTCTCTTGCTCGCTGGACGGCACGGCATACGGCCGCGGCTTACGGGTCACCACAGACCAGGAGCGCGGCATCTTTGTGATGGGGCAAGACGAGATCATCCTGGACGGCATGGGCGTATTAGAGGCCAAACTAACCGCGGCAGATGTCGAGGATTCTCCGCCGCTCTGGCGCGGCCCGGTTCAGCTCCAGGCGCAAATGGACATCATGGAGGCCAAGTGGGGCGCAGTCTGCACCCTATACCGGGGCGTTACCCTGCGGATCTACCTGTTTGCACCCCATGACGGCACCCTGGCAGCCATCCGCGCAGCGGTCTTAGACTTCGACCGCCGGCTTAATGCGTACCGCCAGGACGGGGTCGTCGAGTACTACCCGCCCGCGGATTCGGCCGACGCAAACCGCGCCTGGCCGGCCGCGAATGAGGATTCCGAGCCACTATGGCTACCGGCCGCTGATGAGGCGCTAGTTTCCGAGCTGCAAATTGAAAAGGATAAGATCAAGGCCGCGGAAAAAAAGATCGACGAGATCGAGAAGAGCATAAAAGAGAAAATGAAAGACCACCCATCCGCGATTGCCGGCAAGTATGAGGTGCGCTGGCCCATGCGGTATTACAAGGCGCAGCCGTCTAAGATCGTGCCCGCGACAGAAGCCAGGGCCGTGCGTCAGTCAACACTTACAATTAAGGAGCGCAAATGACAGACCGTGAACTAATGCAGATGGCGTTGGATGCGTTGCTTTGGGTTGATGAGGAACAAAGAATATTTAGCCAAAGGGAGTCAATTAGGAGATTGCGTGACCGACTAGCGCAGCCTGATCGTGAGTGGGTTGGGCTGACGGATGTGGACTTTGATGCACTTTTTCTAAACGAAGACGGAGTTCGCTTTGCCCGATACATCGAAGCCAAACTAAAGGAGAAAAACACATGAGCAACGTAGTGAGTCAAGGTTTTGCGCCCGCCACACTGGACGAGGCGATGAAGTTTTCCGAAATGCTTGCGCGATCCAGCATGGTTCCTAGGGCGTACCAAAACAAGGCAGAAGACATCTTGGTCGCCTGCCAATGGGGGCGTGAGATTGGCCTGGCCCCGATGCAGGCGCTCCAGAACATCGCGGTCATCAACGGCAAGCCATCGGTCTATGGCGATGCAGCAATGGCGTTAGTCCAGGCAAGCGCTGTCTGCGAGGGCATCGAGGAGAGCTTTGAGAACGAGGACACCATGAGCATGGTCGCTGTCTGCGTGGCTAACCGCCGCGGGCGCAAGCCAGTCGTGGCTAGGTTCAGCATCGAGGACGCCAAGCGCGCTGGCCTATGGGGCAAGCAAGGCCCTTGGCAGGCATACCCAAAGCGGATGCTCCAGATGCGGGCTCGCGGCTTCGCCCTGCGCGATGCTTTCCCTGATGTCCTGAAGGGGCTCATCACGGCAGAAGAGGCGCAAGACTATCCGTCAGATCAGCCTGCTAAGGACATCACGCCGGCCAACCCGCTTGACGCTTTGCCTGCGCCGGTTTCACCGCCAGAAAATTTCAATGGGACTTGGTCGCCGGATGTCGATGAACCTGAAACCGTGGTGGTCAATGAGCCAGAGACAGTCGAGGTTGAGGTTGTCGCTGAGCTTGAACCCAACCGCAGCTGGACACTACACATCCCCGGCAAGCCTGAGCAAACTTTTGCAACGCAACAAGAGTGGTCAGATAATTACGAGGAGATCTGCGCCAAAGTCATGGCCGCCAAGCTGGAGCCGGCAGCCAAAGGCGAGAAGTTAGAGCAGCTTAAGAACGCTAACGCGGCAGAGTTCAAGCGCATGGATATAGACCGCAGGCTATCCCACACTCAGGCTTATGCCAAGCGCAGGGGAGAGTTAGGCTTCGGTTAAGTACAGGGCGCGCTCGTCTTTGCGCCGCTTGACAAGGCCGGGGAGTTCACGCCCTCCGGCTTTTGTCCATGCCATGAAAGCCTCAGCTGCTTCTGCAAACTCTCCGCGGTTATGCTTCATACGGATGGTGCTTCGCTGGAGATTTCCGAGTCCGACATTGAACGAAAAGCTAACAAGGGCATCGAAGCGGCCTTGAGTGAGGCCAACAGGGCAAAGTCGTAGCACTCCTCGTTCAAATCCTGCCAGGTCTTTAGATAGGATGTCGTCCACTTCTGCCATTGATAGAGTTCGATCCCATCCGTCAGGGATTGGAAGTGTCTTGCGGTCATTCAGAGGTATCCTAGTATGAGCGGGATCAATAACGTGACCGACACCAACAGTCCACAGTAGAGCAGGGCAGCGATACGGACGAAGTTTGGTTCCTTCATGATGCTTAATCATTTCAATTGCTTGGGAACTTACACGCATGGACTATGAATAAGAATAAAGAGTTCCAGATTCCCGCCAGCACAAGACTTGTGACTACCGGGTGCTCGTTAAATATGACTGCAAACTCGGTCACTTCTTAGCCCATCCGCGGCTGCCAAACCAGTATCCCACGATCCCGCCGAGCATGGCCATTTCATCCTGACTGAACACCACGTCGGCAAACTTGAGCACGTCGTCGATGTTATTGATAACGCCCGGCA